ACCCACTTCCAGGAGCGCCTTCGGCGCGCGGGGGGAAGTCGTCCCATATAAATTGCACTTCCATCAAAAAGTATCGTCGCTTTGTTAAACTCCCTTGACACCTCCTTAAAACAACCATATACTATAACCAGTTCCTCGTAGTGGGAACTAATCCTCCTTGGCACCCACTAGTCTCCCTTCCACTAGTGGGTCCTCTTTTCTGGGGTCCCCTATGTCACCATCAACACCATCAACAACCATCTCAACCATCATCTCTTCTCTTCCACCACCCTTCAACACCCTTTCTCCATTACCAGACGACATCATCGCTTATATTCCCCTTATTCGCACCGTTGGCTCCCTCTTCATCCCTTATGACTCCACCACCGATTACAATGAAACCAAGAATGCCATTGTTCTCAAGGTAGGTTCTGCTATCACCACTATAAAACCTGGCGACACTGTTATTCCTATTCCCTCCCAAGGCGTCCTTCTTACTGAAGCTAACGACATGCGCCTTCTTCGCTACCATCTTTCCGACCTCATTGCCGTCATCTCCAACTAACCTCTTTCCCCAACAACAACCACCCTGTTCCAACAACCAACCACCAGGCGACCTTCGGTCGCTCTGGCTCGCCCCTTCGCCCCTGCAACACCAGTTATAACTCCACCAACACCTTCCTTCCTATGGCTTGCCCCCCAAAATGTTTCGTTATCAACAGCTTTACAAAAAAAAAATCACATTTTCTCTTGACAACTCTTTTTACCTGCACTATTATTACTTTAGACAGTGTAGGGATGGAATAGCGTAGAGGTCTGCTAGTACTGGTCGTCTGGCGTGTCAGAGAAATAGCGACACTGCATGAAACCGTGGAACGGGACCGCTAACTATTGTTAGTACTGCTGGTAATTCTTAGGGACGTGCACTTAACTAAGATGTCCAGAAGTGGAACGCAATAGTTACTACCACTCCCGTAGTAGTGCGAAGATTTGGGGGGCAAACTTCAAGCGATACCGGAGTGATATTCCATCTTGAAACGGTCTAAACCGTACTTAGGGAGGTACGATATGAAACGCTTCTGTTCTTTGGCAATTTTGCTTGCCTCACTGCTCGTGAGCGGTTACGCTCAGTCTAGATTTTTTGTTCCGCTATCGCTGTTGGTCCAGCGTCTTCCTGAAGGGAATGAGTTCAGGGTACTTGAGAGATTTAGTGCTGTACCATTTGATTCACCTGGAACACTGCTTATTGATGGCTCGGTAGCTAATCCTAAATCCTTAGCTGTACAGATTTTACCGAATACTGTCACTGGTATGCGTCACTTTTATGCAAGTGGGCCACTGCGTCTGAAACTTGACTTCACTAACGAGTTTGACATAAGTGATGAGTACTGGAGTGGAAAGATGTATGCCAGCATATACAAGGGCTGGATTGGAAACACTCGTGTTGAAGTTGATATCTGCTACTATACAAGTGGTATCGTTGCAGACCCATTTGATATGAAGGGCTATTATGAGGGACCGGTATACGTCTATTATATCTTCTTTCCAGAGATATATGGAGACCTTGGGTTCCGATTTGATATAGCGTCGTATGAGAGACCTAAAGGGCTTTACTAAAAGGTATGTTTCTCCCTAGGCATACGGCAGAGGACGACCCCACCTCTGCCTAGTAAGGCCCTTTCTTTTTTGACCTCATTTATATATAATAGGGATAAGGAGTTAGGGCTGTGAAGCTAACGGTTGAGGACCTTGACGATGTCTTGGGAGAAGACGAAGACTTCATTCTCAAAAACAAAAACATCCTCGAGAAGATGGCAGTAGTCACACTTATCGAAGCCATGCGCTCTGATGGTGACATGGAAACACGAATAGAGGCTGCTGCTAAAGTCCTTCAGGCCCTTGGTAAGGACAAGGGACAATCGCAACTTCCTGCTAATCCTTCACAAAACAACACCCAGATAAACGTTTTCTTACCTCAGATGGCTAAGGCTATCGAAGGTTTGCAAGGCGTTATGAAGGCAGTTACGCCTTTACAACAAGTTGAGGATAAAAATGATTCTCTTTCACAGAACTGACTTACCACGGGCTATTGAAGAGGATGGCTCTGTTTATCAAGTATCTGCCACTGGAGGAACAATGCAAAATCTTTCAGAGCAAGAAGATACAGATGAGGAGATAGACAGTCAGCAAGATGAGTGATATTTGGTCATCATTGGAAATCGTACCTCATCCTCTTGCGCCAACATTTGCTTCTGAGAGTAATCCAGAGCTAATGCTCCAACAACTTATGCAGGAGCTCTCAAGTCCTAATTTTCATGCGACAGAAAATATCCGCCAGCTCATTCGTGAGGCTGGCTTTGTTTCTTTATGGTTCTACTTAAAGTTCATAGCAGGATATAACGGTCCGTATGACCTTCTCAATACTGAGCTTCATGTGGACATGGCAAACTTTCGTCAAAAGGTGGCAATAACCCCTGGTATTAAAGCAGCTGGATTCTTACCACGGTCCTCCTTAAAGTCCACCATCTTTTCTCATGGGGCTAACAGTTGGGAACTTCTTCGCAATCCTAATCTTCGTATAGGCTGTACTTCGCAGGTATTTGAGCGTGCCCTTTCGTTTGTCAAAACGACAATTCGTACATTTACTGAAAACGAGTTTCATCAATGGTTATATCCGGAATACCAGAAAGCTAATCGGTCTGATATAGAACTTATTCTCACTACCAGAACACGTAGATACCCTGAGCCTAACCTAATGGCCATAACAGCTGGAGGTTCTACTCAGGGTATTCACGTCGATGTCTTTGACTGTGATGATATTGTTGGTGAGGATATGCTTAACTCTGACAGGCAGTCAGGGGCTGAGATGTTTAGGATGACAAACTGGTTATTTACTAACTTGCGTACACTTGTTGTTTCATGGAGAGATTCTCGTGTCATTGTTGTTGGTACACGGTATGCCATTGATGACCCATACGAACGTATTATGCAGGAGAGTCGAGAGCACATTGGTGATTGGACAGAGATAGACGAAGACTATCCCGTTGATGTAAAGGGGGATTGGGTAACATACTATCGTTCTGCGCTTCAAAGAGATAAGGAGGGCAACCTTTATTCTATCCATCCGTCTGCCTACTCTGTCGAACAGATTTTGAAAATGATGGAAACAGACCCGTGGACTGCTCAAACTCAGTATCTTAATAGACCTCGTGGAGTTCTTGGAAGTGATTGGGTTAATTACACTATCAATAAGTGTACTCTAGAGTGGGATACTAATTCATCTCAGTTTGAGATAGTATTCATGGAAAATGGTATTCCACAAAGACAGTCTCTTAAAAACTGCTGTGTAGTAGCTGCGGGGGACCCTTCTGGTGGTTCCACTACTGGGAGGCGTAATGCTTCTAAAGCAGCTACTGTGGTAATTGCGAGAGATTCAAGGGATAGAGTTTTTATTCTTAATGTTAATGCTGGATTTGTTGAACCAACCACATTCTTTGATTGGTTATTTGCTTATAAGAAGACGTATGGAAATGTATTGACAGCAACGTATGTGGAAGCTCAAGCTGGGTTTAAGGCCATGATTCCCATTTTGAGGCAGGAAGAACAGCGTAGGCACCAAATGCTTAATTTGGTTGGGATTCCTGCTCTTGGAGAAAAAGAGACAACAATTCGGAACATCTTGCAGCCTTATCTAAGTAAGGGATTGGTATGGGCAACAGAGTCTGCTGAGATGCAGTTATTAGAGGAGATTAAAGGGTTTCCATCTAGGCGTATGGACGTTCTCGATGCGCTAAAGATAGCTGTATTCAAGAGTTATAAGCCCCGTGGTGTTGACGACGAAGAAGATAGCGACTATTCTGATGAGGATGATGATGTACCACATAAGAGGATAAATGTACGACGGTTGAGGGTAAATCCAACAACTGGGTATTAGGAGGTAAGGAATGGAAAGAAATGACCTTGGGTCTGATGTAATTAGCGTTGATACTGAAGCACTTGACAGTCAGTCTGCCCCCCAAAATGTTTCGGGAACAGAGGAGAAAGGGACTGCACAAGTATATGTACCGTCTAATGTGTTTCAGTCTGAGGCTCAGCAAGCAGAAGTTGTAAGCTATATTTCTGCTGAGGTATTGGATGTAAGAGACGGGTCAGAGCGGAAAGAGCTTGAGGCTCGGTGGCAGAAGTGGAGACGGCAGAGAAGGGCTAAGCCTGAGCAAGCAACTCGTAACAGTCCTTGGAAAAATGCTGCAAACATTACGCCTCCGTTGACAGCACAGAAGGTTAATACTATTTTTGCGAAAATGATTGCAGCTTTCGCATTCAAGAAGCCTCCAGTAACTGTAGAGCCTTCGGACCCTTCAATGGAAGAACATGCTGAGGCCTTGGAACATTTCTTCAAAGGTCTGGTTGATAACCGCAATGGTCTTGACTTACCAAGAATGTTTCAGACTATTTTTTATGAACAGGTGTCTATGGGAACAGAGCCTGTTAAGATTCCATTCCTTGTGGAGAAATGGGCGTTCAAGCGTAAAGATAGCATGACAGGAGCTGTTGAACAGGTTACATATACTAGGCGCCAAGGACCGGCTGTACAACCAATTCGTTTGGAAGACTTTTTTACCCGTCCCTATTGGAAAGATGTGCAGAGAGCTCCTTGGATAGCTATTCGTTATCGGTATTATAGACATGAGTTGGAACAGCAGGTAGCTATGGGAGCTTTTGATAAAGCTGCTGTTGATACTGTTCTTTCCATGCCTGTTCAGAGTTATGATGAGGGTATCACATCTGCTCAGGAAATGCGTGGTGTTTCTGCCGACTCACTAGGTAAAATTGATAAAAATCAAGAGTTTGAGATTTATGAATGCTATGTCTTCTGGGATATTGATGGTGATGGTGTCTCAGAAGATATTAAGTTATGGATACATCCTGAAACAGGAGCATTGTTACGTAGTGAGTTCAACCCATTGGCAATGAGGGATGTCGAGGTCTTAACCTACATGAACGACCCTGATGTTCTTTATGGGGTTGGTGTGTGCGAAATGACGGAGTCTCTCCAAGACGAAGTGACAACTTTGCACAACATGCGCTTGGACGGGACAGCACTTGCAATGCAGAAGGTATGGGCCGCTCGTCGTGGTCTTGGGCTTAAAGATGAGGAAATCTCACCATTATCTGTTATTGAAATGGATGACCCACACCAAGACCTTAATGTCATTGCTTTCCCAGACGTTGCACCTTCTTGTTTGAATGGTGAAATGGTTGCAAGGGAATATGCAGATAAGATAACTGGGGCTAACGACTATATGGCAGGTTTCAATGATAAGGTAGTTGGAACTTCAGCAACAGTCGGTGGTACAATGTTCCTTGCTCAGCAAGCTAACAGTATTTTGAACAGCATATTACAAAATACTGAGATTGCTATTTCGAACATATATCAGATTATTCTCTATCAGTGTATGGCTAATAAAGACTTGCTGGATTTATCTTTCCTTCCGCCAGCTGAAATGGCTCTGTTACAACAGGTCTTTTCAATGAATGTGGAAGATATTCCTACAAAGTTTAGGTTTAAGGTCAAAGCAACTGATATAACAAAGACTGATGAGTCTAAGAAACAAGCCTATCTAGCTATGACCCAGACATACTCAATGTATGTCGAGAAAAACATACAGTTGCTTGGCATGATGCAACAGACTGGTGCTTTGCAGAATCCTGCTGTTATGCAAGACTTCCTATTAAGTTCTTTTGTAGGCTCTACTGAGTTTATGAAGAAGATGATGGAGTTCTTTGACGTAGGTAATCCTGATGAGTATCTGCCCTTTATTGATGATATCAGGCTTCAGCTTCAAGTCACTGACAAACAGAAAGAACAGCAAGTCATGATGGCCAAACAACAGTTAATGAGCCAGCTTGCGGGAGCTCCAGCTATGGGGGCTCCAACTGCTGGCATTCTGGATAATACGATGTCTATGGGAGGTATGTCAAGTGGACAGGGAGAACAGATTAGCGGCTCAGGACCAATACCTGGAAATAGCCAAGGCGTTCTCAATGCCCCTGGAGCTGGTCCAGTTGCTGGCTAGCCTTGATACAGAAGAACTTGAGAGTTTGTATCAGTGGCTTGGAGAGCTTAGGGGAAGAGTTATAGTCGGAATGGTTAGGAGTGATGTGCCTGAAGTCTATAGGTTGCAAGGTCAGGTAACAGCACTTAACCATGTTGAGTTCTTATTACAGGATGTCCGCAAGAAATTAGCGGAAGGAGGTATAGTAGATGCTAAGTAGGTTGTTTGGTACTACTCTTTTTGCAATGATGCCTGATGGTGTTCCAGGAGGTATTCCAAGTGACATTCCATCGTCCATCTTACCGCCTTTAGGTGAGGTAGAACTGGACTCATCGGATGCTAATGATGATGAGTACGATGTTGTTATTGATGGTACACCAGAGGCTGAGGCGCTTGCAACAAAGGGACTGGATGTTCCAGATTCTCTAAAAGGTAAGAGCAAAGACGAGATTCTTCAGGCTCTTATTGAAGAACGGAAGAAATTAGCCGAAAGTCAGGCTTCTGCAAGTACGGAACCAGTATCTGCTCTCACACAGACGATGAAGGAGTTGCTTGGAAAAGTTACTCCTCAGCAACAGCCTGTTCAGCCTGGGTATACAAGGTTGCCTCAGCAGCCTATGTCCCCTGAAATGCAGATGTCAGAAAAGGAGTTTTCAGAGTACATTTCTAACATGATGATTGAGAATCCTCTGAAAGCACAGCAGTTGGTGTTGGAACGTCAGATGGCGCCCCTACTGAATACCTTTGCAACTTCACAGGCTCAACTTTCTCGTGAGCTTGCACTATCTTCTCCAACCAATAAGCGTATCTATGATAAGTATGCTAATGAAGTTGAGGAGTTGGTAGCTGCAACACCAGTCGCAACAAGACTTCAGAATCCAAAAATCTACCATCAGGCTATTGAAATTGTTAAGGCTCGCCATGTCGATGAGGTTGTTAATGAGGAATTGGAGGCGAGAGTTCAAGCTTTGTTGGATGATAAGCTCAAAGCAATGGGGTTACAGCCCCAAGGAGGAACACAGCAGTCGGTTCAGCAGGCTCAACCTGCCTATGTTCCACCGCAAACTGCGACAAGACCGGCATCTGAAGGACAGAAGAAGACCCTTGTGGTCCCAAAATGGGTAGCAGATGAGGCAGACAAGCGTGGATTGGACCCCGCTTTCCTGTATAATCACTATAAATCTAAGGGCCTGATAAGGTAACGGAGGTAAATCGTTATGGCATCAAGAGTTACAAAGTCTCAGGAAGTGAAGAAGGAAGAGACTTCGTTGGATAATGTTAAAACAGAACAGAAAAACACTGTTTCTGTCCTTGTAACTAATGCAATGAAGCCTGTGGATGTTGTAAAATTGGACCAGGAAGGCAAAGAATTGCTTTTCGACCAGAAGGAGGAGTTCCTTCTGATAGAAGATTCCCTTGTTGCTCAGCTTTCAAGGGAAAATAAGCTGCGGTACCACTTGGCCAAGCAGTTCCACGATACGTGGATGCGCAGTGCAGTGGAACAGAGAGCAGCAGCTATTGAGGTAGACCCAGAGATTGTAGGTTCTGCCTATGATAAGCTGAATAAGATGCAGGTAAACAGCAATCTGCACACCAGATGGGTGCGGAAAGACCGCTTACCTGATGTCTTAGCAAAGGGGTACAAGATACTCCAAGCTCACGAAGCATCTACCTTGTTAGGTGCTCAGGGCAATGCCCATACCATTTCCCAGAATGGGAAGACAGAGCTTGTTCTTGTGGGTATTCCGAAGGAAGTTTATGAGAAGAGGCTTCGTGACAAGGCTGAGCAGAATAAAAAGAAAGCTACTGTCTGGGAACAGAGCGGTGCTACAGAGCTTGAACAGTTAGGTGCGACCAAAGGCTTTGTGGCAAAAGAAGAGAGTGGTCGCTGGAATGAAATAGAGTAAGGGAACACCCAGAGCCTGAGCTCTGGTCCCTACCTATACAAAGGAGGTCTTTATGGCTTTTAGATTGTATAAAGGACCGAACGGGAGCACCGGAGCTCCAGGCGCAGAGCGTTTCATTGCCTCTGGTGCTGTAACTGAAGGTATCCCCGTTAAACTGGTCGCAGGTGCTTCTGGGGCTTCGCTTGCCAAAGTAGCAACTGTTGCTGCGGGTTCTTCCAGTTCTGACCCTGTGTATGGTATACCCATTCACAGTGCTGCGGATGGTGAAGAGGTTCTGGTAATTCCGGCTCTTCCTGGGATTGTATGGGAAGTTGATGCTGCTGTAGATGCTAACGTATCTAATGCAGCTGCTGACAACTACCTGGCTGCTTCTACCTATCTCTTAACGGTAGGTGCTTCTACCAACCTTGGTAAGAAGTGCCACATCATTGGAATATCTGGTAAGGCAAGTGACCGGAAATATCTGGTTCACATCAACCAGTCTGCTGTTTCTGGTGTATAAGGAGGTTTTAGATGCCAGCACCTGTAAATAGAGGGGCGTACCCCTTACAGTTTGACCGCGAGCTTGCGAAGGTTTTCTATGGCACCTATGCTGATATGCCCACTCAGTGGGATAAAATTGCAAAGGTGGAGAACTTTCCCAAGGGTCGGTACCTTTCTAACGGCGAGCTTTCTCCGTTAGGTAACCTTCGGGCAATGGGAGAAGGTGAGGAGATTTCCTTCGATACTCCTGTTGAAGGACACAAGAAAACGATTCAGACCGTTAAGTTCGGTCTTGGATTCCAGATTACGGAAGAGGCTCTTGCTGATGACCTGCATGACCAACTGAAGAAACTTCCCCAGAGTCTGGCTCGTTCTGCGAACTTTACGATTGAGCAGAACTTCTGGAACCTGTTCAACAACGGGTTTAGCGGCGTAACTGGATGGGACGGTTTGGCAGTATTTGCAAACAATCACGTTACCATGAAAGGTGGAAATACCATCAATAACCTTGGTAATGCTGACCTGTCCACTACCTCACTTCAGGCTGCTTTTGACTACTTTGACAACCTTGTTGACGAAGCAGGGATGCCCATTGTAGTAAAACCCAGCCAGCTGATTATTCCCCCTGCGCTCAAGTGGGTTGCCAATGACCTGCTTAAGGCTACTGGACGTGTCTGGGATTACTCTGACATAACCAAGGGTCTTGTCAACGATGGCACCAACAAACACTTTGCTGGTGATGGTCCGTTGATGAACGGTCTCAACCCCTCTAACGGTATTGTTGATGGTTGGTCCATCTTCGTATCTCGGTATCTGACTGATGATGATGCTTGGTTCTTAATTGCACCTGAGCACACCTTCACCTTCTACTGGAAGAAGAAACCGACCATGTCCAGCTCTGACAGCTTCACTACAGACTCTCGTCTGTATAAGGTTGTAACTCGGTTCGCTACTGCGGTCTGGGATTACAAGCCCGCTTACGGATCTCCTGGAGCTTAAAAGGAGGTTCCCCTTGGGCTAATAACCCAAGGGGATTTTTATGGCAGATATAGAATTATTTCAGCTAACACGTGAACTCAACGGACAGACCGTATATGCTTGGAAGCCTAATGGTGTTATAGATCCAATGGAGAACGATGTTCTCTGGCTTCCATCTGGTCAAGTTCCACCTGAAGGATATGAAGCATGGCAGATGGCTCTTGCTTCAAGAGGTACTCGTGGTCGTGCTGGAAAAGGTCGCTGGGCAGTATGTTCCGTTTGCCGTTATGAAGCCCCACGTTCTGAGATGGTATTTCATAAGGGCAAATGGTATTGTACCCGTTATGGATGTGCGGAGGATATATTATGACATTAGGAGAAATGGTCCAAGAAGTGTTTGAGACACTTGGAGAGCCTTCTGACCTTGAATATAGAGACCCTGTTACTCTCGACCCAGATATAACATCTCTTGGGTGGAAACGTATTGTACAGGCTCTTAACGCAGCTCAGAATGCTATCTCAACATGGAAGTTTCCTGAAGGTCGCCAGCTTCGCTTCCGAAGTCTTGAAGATGTTGCAACCTTCAAGACGAGCTCCTCTGTGGTGACTACTCTTATGTCTAGTGGAGACCCTTCGATACTCATTCTTCCAATACCATCTGGTGGCCCTGGTTATACCTCCTATGTTGGTTTGCGAGCACAATTTCAGCTCTCAGATGGTACTACCTTTACTACACGAATAACATCGGCTTCTCCATCTCCGCATGGGTATTATGCGATGATGTGGCCTGCCCCCCAAAATGTTGTGGGTGCAGGAACATCTGTGACACTTTCTACTCGCGAGTATAGATTTGTTAATGTAAATGGGTTACTCCCGCCATTCGAAGCTGGTATTATCCCATACGATTATCTCAACGGAGAACCACTTGAGATTCTTAATGTTGAGGACATATCTAACCAACAGTCGTTGGAGTACAATTCTAGACATGAGCACCTAATCGATGTTGAACTTATACAGGGAATACCTGGTGCTTATTATAAACTTGCTACCGGTGTTCGCTTCAATATATGGCCTAACGACAACATTACGTATGCTGTACGACATATGCGAACACCTAAGCCGTTTGTGGATGATGTTAATGCTGTATCTGAATTACCTGTAAACTTCCATCCTTGTATTGTGCTTCACGCTTTGTGGTGGGGATATAGAAGGATGCAGGAGAATAATTCTGCTTATTCAGTTAAACGTGATTTGGATGATATGCTTAGACGACTGCGAACCGAATTTGACCTTGAAGGTGAGTTTGGTCGTAGTCAGTGGTCTATCAAAGTAGTTCCTTATTAAGGAGGTTTAGTATATGGCTTATTTGGTTATATGGGATGCAAACTTTAATTCTCGTCCTTTAGCCACCGATGCTCTTGGTAATGGTTATACTGAGATACAACAGACTCGATCTGCTATTCAGGAACGATTGTCCCAAGAGCATTCTTTCAGATTTACAGATGTTAACAACACAAATCAAGGAAAGCATTTGCAGGGTTCTGCAAGGATTTTTGTATCTGATACTGAGCCTGCTGACCCTTCCACTGTTGTTGCGGATAATGGTGATTATGCTGTAGGAAGAATGTTGTTCAAGCCAACTCTTAAAGAGTTACTCATCCGTACTGTGAGTGGTTGGGTAAACGTCTTGAAAGGTGGTTTAGATGCTATATTTAATAGTATAACAGCAAATAGTGCAACAATAACTAACTCAATGGTCGGAGATGGTGTTATAAAAAATAAGACGAACTTGTCAGCTGTTGAGTATGACCAAGATAACCTGCTGCTTTTAGACATAACTGATAATGTTTTAAAAAAAGCGACTCCAGCGGATATAATTAAGGGGCACACGGACGCTACGTCAGTCCATGGGGCTACTTCTGCCCCAACAGCTGACAGACTGATATTACGAGATGCTTCTGGTAGAGCTCAAGTTGCTACTCCTTCTACCAACAATGATATAGCCAATAAACAGTATGTCGACAACCATATCAATGCTACTACTGGTATTCATGGTGCTACTTCAGCAGCTACAGCGAACACTCTTATAATAAGAGACTCTGCTGGGCGAGCTAAAGTTGCGCCCCCTTCTGCTAGTGATGATATAGCTACATTATACTCGAGTGGACTTCCACATGCTCCTGGAGGTATAACGTTAGTCACTTTTACTTCATCTACTCCAAACGTCGTTGTAACATCTGACACCTATTATTTTCGGCGTGGAGGCACGTTAAGAATCCAACTTCAAGTAGGGAGCAGTAGCGTTACTACAACTGTATCTGTTAAGAGAAATGGCTCTACTGTTTTAGGACCTGTAGCTAAGTCTGGTTCTTATGACTATATTGTTGGAGATGTTCCCATAGACCCTGGAGATTCTCTTCAACTTGTCATGCAGCTCGACTCTTCGTCAACATCAAGAATTATCAACATACGAACGAAATATATAGATTGAGGTTTGATAGTATATAGGGTGAGTCTGTACTCCACGAGAAACCAGAAAGGAGAGGAGCATGACGAAGCGTAGCATTCAATCGTTAGGAGCACAAGAGGTCGATGTTACTGTTATCCCAGCAGACCTCTTTAGACAAGACCTAAGCAACCCTGCTGACCCTATCTTGGACTTTCAAGATAGGGCCATCCGTGCTCGTCGATTGGAGTCTCCAAATATACTTGCTACTGAACGAGTAGAAACACCGTTAGTTTCTGCTACTGAACGAGTAGAAACACCGTTAGTCGAGGCTGAAACACTAGTTTCCACAGCACCTACTGGAACAACTCCACTGATTCTGACCTCAACAACCAAGGTAAATAACTTAAATGCTGACATGCTGGATGGGTTCCATGCCTCTATTTTTGCTACAGCAGATACTCTTAATACTCATATAAGTGCAACTACTGGTATCCATGGAGCCACTTCGGCTGCTACAGCGAATGCACTCGTCATAAGAGATGAGAGTGGTCGAGCCAAAGTAGCAGCTCCCTCCGCTGCTGATGATATAGCTCGCAAAGACACAGTGGATGCAGTCCAGACGAACTTAACGAACCACGCCAATGCAACCACAGGTATTCATGGAGCCACTTCGGCTGCTA